AAGGTGAGTATAATGCATGACCAACTTCATGAGCAACTAACATATCATACACTTCACTTGATGCCTTCTCCCATAGTGGAAGAACTAAAACTCTTGTCTCGACATTGAAACTTGCAGTCTCGACTTGTTTGTGTTCTACAATCAAATCTTCTGTAGCGAGTAACTTTGCAAGTTGTGATTTAATTTCTTGTTGGATGGACATCAAAACCTCTCATATATGTCCTCATTATAATTCCTCAGCACAAAATAGAAACAGTGATTGTGACACTAATTTAATCGTCTACACCTGTCGCATAGTCTAAAGCTCTCTTTGCAGTTCGCATTAAACGAACTCTTCGCATATCATGAGTGTTAGGTAGTGTCAAAGAAAAACCTAGAAGTTCTCCTTCTGGGTCATCTGGAAGTCCTACTGGTTGAATGAAGAATATGCCTGCGTGTGCAACACACTTCCAACCAATATCAACAAAACCTAAATCTCTTAACGCACATTCTAACTTAAGTGAGTGACATGCCTCCTCTAGTATCATGCGGATTACCGTACTTTAATTTTATTTATGTCATACGACTAAATCCTTTGACCTTTTCAAATTGTATCAGGTCTTCAAATCTATCATGTAGAGATTGCTTGTGTGATATAACAAATACGTTTGCATCCTTAATTACATATTTTACTATCTTTAAAAATTCTTCTGTTCCAAATCCATCAAGCGAACTATCAAATACTTCATCCATGATTAATAGATTTGTATTCACAGAGTTTTTAAATCTAGCAACCTCCCTCCATGTGAAGAGAAGTGCTAGATCGATTCTCATTTTTTCACCTTCACTGAAGGATGAATATGAGAAGTCCTCATGAATAGGAGATTGAATAGTTTCATTGAACTCTTCATCAAGTTTGAAATTAATATAGAAGTCCATCATCCTGAGATACTTATTAACCTGTTGGTTGATAAGTGGTAGATACTTTTTGATGATCTTGGACTTTACGCCACCATCCTTGAGAAGTGAGTAGGCAAAGTCATGATGTAGTATTTCTTGTTTCTTCTCTCCTAAAGATTCATAAGTCTCTTTTAGTTTTTTGTCAAATTCAGTTAGTTTCTCATGTTCAGAATTTCTGTTTTCAAGTTGATTGGTAATAGTTTGAATTTCTGATTCAAGTTCTCTGATTTGTTTTTGGTAGCCAGAGATCTTAACGTTGTTTTGAGAAATTTCATTCGTGAGTTTGGTTATTCCTTTAGTGAGTTGGATAAATTGACGTTCCCTTTCTTCTTCATTTTCTATTGCCTTTTCTAGTTCCTGATAACCAGATTGTAGTTCTTTAGCTTTTTGTTGGGCTTCGTCAAGCTTATTTAGCCTTAACTCTTCATCAATATTCTGTGTGCAAGTAGGACATACTGTATTTTTTGAGAAAAACTTATGTTCTTTCTTTACAGTTGATGCCTTGTTTGATATCTTTCCTTTTAGATTCCCCAACTCTTTAAGTTTCTTATCAGCACCTATAAATCTTTCTTGGTCTTTGATGTGTTCTTGAATATCATCCTCTTTCCACTCATTTGACGCTATGCATTCTTCTGTATCTACAATCAAAGAATTAATTTTTTCTTTCTTAGAATCGATTCTTTCTTTACCTCTCTTCTCAACTTCCTCCATAAAATTCTGCTGCATCTCTAGTTTTTCTTTGAGAGATGTTTTCTTTAACTCTAGAGTTCTAACTGCGTCTTTCTTATCTCTTATCTTATCTCTAATTATAGCATTCATCGCTGAGAATATCTTAATATCTAAAAGGTCTTCTATTACCTCTCTTCGATTTGAACCTGACAACTGCATAAATGGAACAAATGTACTACTACCCAATATAACGATTTGTGTGAATGACTTATAATTCATCTTCACAACATTTTGTTCTAACCATTTCTGTTGATCATTGGCAGCAGAAGATTGATTCATCATTGATCCGTTACGATGAATCTCAAATATATTTGGTTTGATGCCTCTACGAATAAACCAATCTATTGAACCTATTGTAAAGTCAAGTTCAACCATACAATCTTTTTCATTTGTAGCATTCACAAGTTGAGATTTATTAATCTTACGAAATGGTTTATTAAATAGAACAAAAGTCAGTGCATCTAACATGGTAGATTTACCAGCACCGTTTGTTCCAATAATTACAGTATTGGATTTTTTATTAAGATCTATCTCTGTCCACTGATTACCAGTAGACAGCAAGTTACGCCATCTTATCTTTTTGAAACAAATCATTCTTAGGAGGAACCACGATATCGTCTGGTCTAACTATATTATACATGTAATCGTGCATTTCGCAAGCCCTCATTGCAACATAGTCATCTACTTCTATCACACTCATTTCTGGATAATCCTCTTCAACTGATATTAAATCAGCATATCTATCTGCATCATCCTCCTCCTCAAACATCAAAAGAACTTTATCTCCATCATCATTCTCGATGGAGAAAGCACCGTCCTCTTCAAATCCTTTAACCGCTAAGATAAACATTACTCAACCTCACAGGCCTCCCGATAAACGTCTTGAAGTATTTCTGTAATCACAGATTTATCTAAGTCAACTTCAGACTCCTGTATATATCTATTTAATAAAGATATTGTATCTTCAGATTCATCTGCTTCAAACTCCTCTCCCTCTGTAAAATCAAAGTTCTCAACAATCTTAAGTTCTGCGAGATTAGATGAATAAAGTTTATCGATATACTTTTCAAATTGTTTTGGATCTGACTTTTTGCGAACAATTACCTTAAGTATTTTTTGATCATACTTTGTAATATCCAACATCTGATGTGGTGTATCCTCATAATATAAATTATGAAATAATTGATATGGATTATTTACTGGCGTGTGAACCAAAGTATCTGTATCAAACAAATGAAATCCACGATTTCGATCATTGACATCATTCCAATACATTTCATATGGATTGCCTAAGTAAAAGACATTCTCTTTATTTGATCTCATATGATAATGTCCAGAATAAACTCTGTCAAATTTATCAAAAATATGTGCATCCATGCCGTGTTCCATAAAATGTCCACGAGTTGCCATGAATCCATTTAATTCAAGATGACCCATCACACATGGAGAATCACTCTCTTCAATCAGTTCAAAAGTTTTATCTTGATTCTCAGGATTAATCCAAGGTACAAATAAAAATTTTGTCTTATCTATTTTAACTTCTTCAGCTTCTGGATATATTTTGACATTATCATACTCTCTTAGAAAAAGACCAACGCCTGTCAAATCATTTGTATTCTTATAATATGCTGTATGATTACCTATGATAGTATGAACAGTAATTCCTAATTCTGCTAACCTGTCATAATAATGATTCTTTGCCCACTCTAATGATACAAAATCGACACCTTTACGACTATCAAATGTATCACCCATATCAACGATAGTTGTAATACCTTCTTTAATTAAAGTAGGGAAGAATATATCTTCGTAAAATTTTAAAAAGTAATCGTGAAATAATTTAGAATTTTTTCTTGCACCAAAGTGTTGGTCTGTAATAATAGCAATCTTCACTGATAATTCATCCTTGTTTGCACTGAGTCTTTAATTTGATTATAATCAGAACTACTACCTGTCATGTCACCATCAACAGTAAAGACTTCTTCATAACCAGACCTTTCAATAATTTTAGTTTTAATTTCTAATTGTTTCTTTTCTTTTTGTATTCTACGAAGAAAAGCATAGTGTATAATTTGTGTAAAGTAAGCAAATGGATTCTTAGATTTTTCTGGATTAAAAATATTAATATATTGAACACAGTTTTCAATACCATCACATACCATGTCATCCTTAAACATGTAGTTTACAAAGTTAGGTTTAAAAGATAAATGAGTTGCAATCTTGAGAAAACACTCACCAAGATAATTTGTGATGCGAGGTTTCGCTTCACCTCTCTCTGCATCTAAGGCAACTTTCTCTTTGTACTCTACAATAGCGGCGAGGAACTCTTTATTATTTACATAATGTTCCGATCTTTTTCTTGCCATGAAATGTTTTGATAGTGTTCATTCATAACATTATTATACACTATAATCAAACGCTTGACAATACCCTAAAAAACAGTTACAATAACTCTGTAAGGGTTCAAAGGAAGGGATTAGCTATTATTAAAGATATTCTCTAGGCTCTTGCGAGCATCTTTAACATTAGATATATAACCCATTTCTTTTGTCATTTTTGGGTTTGGTTTTTCCATAG